CTTCTTCAATCGCCTGGCGTGCCGTGCCCACCTCCGGGAGGCCAATTCGTAAAATGTTAAGACTCTCATCTGTGAAAACTTCATCAATAGCGGAATAATAGCTTATGTCTAAGGTTAGAGTGCCATCTTCGTTAAAATTAATGCTGTGCTCTTGTAAAGAAAGGCGAAGGTTTGTGTTTGTCTGGTTGATGATTGCTTTGAGGGCTCTTATTTCCTGATCTTCAGCAAGGTCGTGGTTGATTGATTGATCGAGTTCCCAACCTAGTTGTGCTGTTATCTCAAACTTAAATCTTGCTTGGCCATCTTCGCCGGCTACGCCAATACCAGCACCAATAAGATTAATTAAATCAACACTTTCTGAATCTCTTAAGGCTCCTTCAGCGTTGGTAGTATTGGTGCCAACAAAATCGCTTAAACTTTGAAAGAACAATGATATATCAAAGTTAACAAACGACCTAACAGCTTCTGGGTTTGTTCCTTCATAGGACCAATTAACACTTTTAATCCCTGCGCCACCGGCCCTTCCAAAATTGTAGCTAGTTATGTCATCGATGTCTGAGTTTTTTGTAAACGACTTAAACTTAAACTCTAGATCACCATCGCTATGGATTGCATATGAGCCATCAGTCTGTCTTCTATATACTCTTTTAAACAATCTTATCTTTGGAACCAACAAAGACAGATATGGTGTGCGCATTGCGAAGAATGGAAGAAGGCTTGGTCTTTTTTGAAGGAAGTTGATCAGCAAGCCTCCGTCTCTAAAACTTGCTGGTATGACGTTTGTTTGTTTTGTCATTTCCATGTCAAAGAAGTCTTCTATTATCCGTTCGTTTAGTGTGGCCAGGACGCCTTGCTGTCTGTTTAACAAGAAAGTTACGGCTGCTTCGCCAGTTAGCTCTTGGATCTCGCCTGCAAGGGGAATTCCTTCTGACTGAGCAAGGGCGCTCGTTTGTCCGGTTGCTGGATCTATTATAAACGTTGGTATGCCGTAGCTCCCGCCAGGGCCGCCGCCGGCTATTACCTTATCTTCTTCGTCTTTAATTGGTTGGAGCTGGTCGTTCAGCTGGCCCTGGAAACGAGAGGGTGTTATAGGGGGGTCGTTAACTTCTAAAACTTGAGCTCTATTTACCCCGATCTCCTCCAAAGTTGACAAATAAAGGTCTTCGTTTATAGGGTCGCCATTTGGTGTTACCGCAGTGCCGGAACTGAAACCTTGCCGCCGTCGGTCGTTCCATTCCTCGTACGGAATAATTATATTTATACGCAGTTGAACATTCTCATTTATAAGAGCAACTTGTTCAGGATTTAAACGTTGTGGATTAATTGTAGCCATCTAAATAAGCCTCTCGTAGATTTGATCCAATGGAAAAGGAATCAAAACTTCATCCCCAACAGAAAAGTGTGCGTCGGTTGGCTTTTGATTAAACCAAGCAATAATCCACCAAAGTTTTGAGTCTCCATAAAACTCAAAAGCTAGCTTAAACAATCTAGTTCTTCTTTGCCAAATAACGGTTCGCATTGAATATTGCCCTCTTTCCTCATTAGAAAGAGGCTGGGCAAGTGCTGTTTCAATTAATCTTGTGTTTATTAGATTTCTTGATCTTAGTATGTCTTTTGCTGCCGGTGTTCTATTGGCTTGGAAGATTCTTTTGTTTGTGTATCTTGACATTGTTTAAATCTTTTAATCGCTGCTAGCATCGCTTTCGGTTATTGGGGTGAGAGAACGACCCGCCGTACGGGCGCTGGGGGCACGGATTGGGATAGAAGTGTCAATTTCGATCGGCTCATTAAAGTCTTGCGACCGAAATACGCTGCCCTGTAGAACCGGAGGCAGGTTTTCCTCCCTGATGTCGTCGGCGGAGGAGATGGCTCTATCTGCGACATCGCTTCCGACGGAAAAAGCTCGTGTCATGGTTTGCTCGACAACTTCATCACGTATATAATAAGGGTATAAAGCGCTTTCATTAATGAACCCCCTCGTAATGGCAGGCTCTCCTTCAATGTACCCAAGATCGTGCGTGTGAAGGATTGTGGCTGAAAAGCTCACCGAAAAGAAAGCAGGGATTGCCGAACCAACTTCATCAACCCAGCCAGCAGACCCATCAAATTTAAAACTATGGGAAAAGTTGGTTATGCCGCAAACTAATCCACTTTTTGGGTCGTCGCTGGGCACCCCTCGTGATTGGTCATAGATTAAGTTCGCAAATTTTATTCGCAATAAGGGAGACGCCGAGATTGCATTTGCAGATCCTGCTTCAATAAACCCTGGATAAAGAAAATTGATTAGTTTGTTAAGAGAAGCTAAGTTTAATGATGCTTGTTCTTTGCTATGGGAAGGGACATCAAAAGCAACGTCCATTGTTCTTTCAGTTCCTTGAAAAGTTAAAATCGGATCTTGTCGGCCGAAGACTTTTTGAGGGTTCCAACTCGGAGAGAACTTATCGTCTAGTTTAGTTAACAAAGCTGGGAATTCAACCTTATCACCGGAAACCACAGAATAGAAAATAAAATAATAATTCTTTACGTTTGCATAATCGATTATGTAATCTGCCATTTGTTTCTCCTAGCGTTCAATTGAGGCCCTGAACCGTGTTGCATCATGTCTGTCAATCCACCTAGCCAATACTCGGCCATCAAGTTCTATTGTGTTTGTTGTTCCTTGATTGTTGGCCTGCCCTCTAACCAGACTGTTGATTGCATCTGCTAGTCTGTTAGTGCTTTCAGCGCCTTCAGCGTTTGAGACAGCATCAATGATCATTTTTATTCTTTCTAATTGCTCTGCCTCAACGGACGAGCCAATTTGCATTAAGTTGGCCAACGAATCTGCTGTTGCCTTAAAAGCAACCGTTTTTTCTGTGCTGTCGGGAAGTTCATTTAAAGCTTCGCCAACGTCCCTTATAAACCCTGGTACTCCCGAACCCGCAAGGTCGACATTGGCCAGACCTTCCAGTGAAGACATTGCTGCAGCAAAAGAATTAACTTTGTCAGTTTCTAATTTATTGATGTTTTTTACTAGCTTTTTAACTGCTCCACTGCCACCCATGAAGCGACTAACGCCCATTAGTACAGTAGCAGCACTAAACTTAATCAAGGCACCGGCAGCGGCTCTGATGGTGTCTGGATCTAGCCCGTGAAACTCTGAAACCAGGGCAGCAAGGCCTCGAACTAACAACCAGACGCCTGCGCCTGTGACGAGGGCGGCGGCGGCGAAGATTCCGAGTCCAACGACGCCTTTCGTGCTTGCTTTGCTTACGGCACCGATACCGGCGGCCATTGATCTTCCGGCCGGGCCAGCAGCAGCTGCAGCAATTCTCATTCTAAGGCCAAGAAGCCCAGCCGAGAGTGCAGCTGCTGCAAGCCCAGCAGACAGAACCAACAAGGCTGCTTTTGTCGCCCCCATCCCTTCTGTCATGCCTAAAAGCCCATCAACTATATCATTGAGCTTTTCAACAATAGGTCCAACTAATATTGCCAAGTTACCCATAAGAACTTTAAACTTATCCATTGCGGTTGAGGCATCTCTTGTTCTTTGTGCTAGCTCTTCTTGAGTCATTCCGGCGTGCATTAGCTCTGCGGCGGTTTTTTCTACTTCGCCACGAGTTGTTCCAAAAAGTTGTGCCGCTTCTTCCAAGGAGATGTTAAGGGCATCTGAAACTTCCCTTTTTTGGTAGCGGTCCATTTCGTCAAAAGTCAATGAAGATTGTTCCATTGCTCTTTGTAGCAACTCTATTCTTTCTTCTTCTGTGGCATTCAAAAGAGAATACGTATCAAGCAAGTTGCCGCCTAGGACCATGTTTAGGCGACCGGCTGCTTGGGATGAAGCCTCAAAGGTGTCGTATTGACCAACAATGTTATAAAGTTCCTGAACGGACAATCCGGTTGCTTTTGAAGCTGCTTGCAACTCCAAAAAGACATCCATGGCACCGGATCCCATCTTTGCAAACAACTCGCCCATTGCGACAAGATCAGCCGATACTTGACTAAAAGGTATGCCGAGAGCATCTGCTGCGCCGGCGACTTCTCTCATTGCCGTTTCTGTTTCAGCCAAAGACATTCCTGCAACTTTTGTAAATGTCTGTGCCATACCTGCGGCGTCGCCACCAAGCTTTTCTATTTGCGCAGACAACACTGTAAAGTCTTGTTGTGAGTCTCGGGATAGCTCTGAAAACTCGCTAAACCCTGAATACAGCCTTCCCATTGTTCCAACGGCTTCGGCGCCGCTGATGCCCATAAGACCCAAGGATTCTCTAGTGTCAAATGCTGCTCTTGCAAAGTCACGAGAAGCCCCTGTAGCCTGAACGAAAGAAGCACCGGCGGCATCAGCAGCAGAAACTGCCGCTATGGTTGATTCTATCAAACGCTCTACGCCGGAAAAAAGCACCTTTGAAAAACTTAGGCCCTTGGCGGCATTTAAACCATAAGCTTTAATTGCGGCCCCCATGCCTCTAATGCCTTTTCCAGCTTCAAAACTAGCTACTGCCGCCCTGGAGAAAGAATTACTTATCGGGGCAATTTTATCAGCTAAGAGACCGCCTTGTGTTGCGGCGTCATTAATTGCATTTGAGAGGTTTTGTGTTAATTCTAGCTTTTTTTGGAGATTTGCTAATTCCTCTACATCTATGTCTTGCCCTTCTCGTTTTAGTTGCCGAATTTCGTCTTGGGTTTTCGCTATCTCTGTAAGAAGATCCGCTTGTCCTTGTGTTAGCTGATTAGTCTTTACTTGGGCTTCAATTTCTTTTAGCGTGAACTCTAAAGTTTTTTGTTTCTCCTTTAAAAATTCCTTGTAGTTAGCTAATTCTTGTTGATTCTCAAGATCTTGATTTTGATTGTTATCATCATTTGCCATTACAAAGCTACCTTAAAACGAAAATTACTTAATGGGCCACTTCATTCCAGTTTCACGCTCAAAGTTTCTAACAGCTGTATTCAATTTTGACTTTGAAGCGTAAGTGCGAGGGTCGTTCAAACCATATTTTTCAACAGCTTTCATATATCTTTTTTCACCACCGATGGCCCTTGTAAAAGAATCAACTTGAGTTCTTGTTCCGGTAATGTGGGAAACATCAAAAATTCTTGAATAATCTTTAAATCCAAGCATCTTTAATACTGCTGATTTTAACTGAGCTCCTTGGCGAGCAGCATAGTACTCTTGAACCAAATTTAAATTCAATGTGGTATCTTCATTAATTTCTTTTTGTTCAGACATAAAACTCCTCCTAACACAGTAAATAGTTTATAAAAGAAAACCCGCCATAAAGCGGGTTTTCTTATTTGTTGCTTTTTCTTGCTTTTTTTATTTGTTCTTCTTCATCTTCTTTTTGTCTAATCAATCTTTGAATAAACCATTTTCTTAAACCAACTGGGATTGAGTAAGATTCAAACAAAGAAAATCCGCCATGGTATTTTAAGGCAAACAACTCTTCGTATATTACTTCTTGGTAACTAGATGTCAGGCCAAAGGAAGCGAAAGTTGATTGGTAGATCCATTTCAACCTCCGTATCACAGGAAGGACAAACAAAGTCACCCTTCATATCAACTCCTGGCTGGATGTCTTTCATTACCTCTTTAAGCTTTTTGGCGTCACGAAGAGGCATGTTTTCTACATAAGTTCCAACTAAAGCAGGATTGTCATTTACAGAAACAATAATAAGCCTGTAAGTTTCTAAAGATGCTGAAAAGTCAACGTTATGCTTTTTATATTTCTTTTCCTTGTCGGCTAAGGCTTTTTCGTCCTTACCTGTTAAAAAGCGTATCTCGATTTTGGCTTTTGTCTTTGGCGCCGTAAAAGCAAACGTTCCTTTTCCTGTTGCCTCAACACCTTCGGACAAAGTTAGAGGCTTGTTGCGAACACATTCTTCCAAGTCAAAAGTTACTTCAGTCTTTTTCATACAAGAACGACAAACTGCCTCAACGGGATATTCATCACCATAAGCAGATCTTCGTATTTGTGTCAAGATCGCATTTTTGTCTCCAACCAAAAGGTCATCTAAGTCAAAGTCTTTTGTTACGATCAAAGAGTGTAAAAGCTTTTCAACAACAGTGCCTTGCTTTATATAAGACTGGTTTAAAAGAATGTCTTCTTCCTTGGCAGTCATTTGTCTTACTTCCACTGTTGGGTTTTTTCGAAGAGGATGGTCCTCTGGATAAAACTCGCCTCCTGATGGAAGTTCAACAATATCATTTGCGGCCACAAAAGAAAAATCAGCACCTTGCTGGGCCATTGCAGGTGCTGGTTCCGGGGATGTTTGGGGAACTTCGGGAGCCCCCAAACGGTCTTGATTGTTTCTCATTATACTCCTATGAGGTTAGTAAGTTTTTATGCGCCGAAGCTTGGGACAGCAGTGCTGCCGTTATAGAAGTTAAAGAAGTCGTATTTAAGCGTCATTGAAATCTCTGAGAGGTCCTCACTGTCGTATGCCAAATTTTGGCCAAACTGAACTTGCTTAATCCAAGCGTTAGTAAGGGCAAAGCTAATGATGCCATCTTGTCCGTCTTCTCCGGATCCTAAATGCTCAATAGTAACATTTCCGAGCGAATTAACAGAACGACTCTTTGTCATTAGGGAATCGTTAGCTGGAATTTCTCCTGTTGGGATGTTATACCCTGAGTTTGCAAACTTTGCAAGAACTCTTTGTGATATCTCGTCATTAATAGAATCGACTACCGTAAATGAAATCTCGTTATAGGTAACGGTGCCTGGGAAGTAGAAGGTGTGGTTTAAAAACTTGTGTTCTGATTCTCCGACGTTGATCTCTGGAAGGTTAATCGATTTGACCACCCAAGTTGGAATCAAGCCATTAGCGTCGGAAATCCGAACTAAGAACTTAAAATTTCGACGAGGTTCAGAAGTTGCTGTGCTGCTCCAAAATGCCATTTATTATTTCTCCTTTATCTTAAATAGTCCTAGCTATCAAAACTTGCGCCGGAGCGGAAGATTTCGAAATCGATTGCAATAAACTCAATTGCCCTAGTCGGCTTAAGGAGCACTTTTGCATATAGTACGTTGCGATCGATTAGATCAGGCGTTGTTGTTGTCTCATCAAGAATAAGTCTATAATCTTCTAGACCAAACTTAGCTTTGACATCGTCCAAGAGCGGGCGTGCTCTAAGAAGGAATTGTGCCCAAGTGTCACGAACGTTCGGCTGGAATAAGATTGAATCTGCAATTCTTGAGATTTCCTTCTTGATGAAAATAAGAAGCCGACGAACATTGACTCGGTCAAGTGCAGAAGCACTGGCCTGAAGTGTTTTCTGCCCGAAGATAACAACCCCCTCTTGTGGGAACTGCGCAATCGGGTTAACGTTTACGCCGTATAAGTCGTCTCTTTCCTTTGAGGATAGTCGCTTAGAAACGCCAGTTGCTACAATACCGGTTGAGCCAGCTGAGAGGCCGCCACGGTTGAAGCCAGCTGGTGCGAACCAAGGCTCCGCAACTCTCTCTGTATAACCAAACGCTGACAACGCTGCCACTGTCGCAGGGACATACAATACAGTGTTTGATCCTCGGTCTCTTATCTGAACTGCCGGGTAGTAAGCAGCACCGTAAGAACTATCGAAACCTCGTGCCTTCATTTGGGTTACAGCAGCGCTAGGATCAGGAAGTGCAGTTCTGTTTGTTCCTATCTGTCCAGCTAGCAACTCAAAACGAGGCTTATAATCGTTTTCAATGTCGATAATAGCCAATGTGTCTTTTCTTTCCTCGGCCATATCAACCAAGTAATCAGTTACAAGAGGATCGGACAAGCCCGGTACGGTTACAACGTTGTGCTCAATCACATCAGGGTCTCTAAGCATGTCGATTGCCTTACGAACTGAGTATAGCTCATATGAAGTTTGCTCAGACGCTCCTATTAGTCGGTTTGCAAAAGGCTCTGGCTCTGTAATGTCCAAGCCGTCTGTTCCGCCAACTAGCGGTAATGTAAATGAGTTGACACTAGCATCAAGAAGGGTATCGATATCCCCTGTTCCTCTGAAAGATTCTCCATCTGCTCGTGAACCTGAAACATAAACAGGAACTGCGGCCGAGCCCGAGACATCATCTAATGAGAAGATGTAAGAGTATTCTAGGCCGGTACCCGTAAGCGTGCCCCCTGAGCCGTAAGGATCGTCTAGGTCTGAAGAGAGTCGTCTGGTGTAATCAGCATAGCCGTTATCACGTCTGGCGAATGTGCCTTGTGTGCGTGCACCATAGAAAGCGCTCTTCGGCGCTGAGACGCCGTAAGTGCCTGACTGGCGAAGTGAAATCCTAGGAAACTCAATTCGGGCGCCCATGCTAGCAGTGAAAGCGGGGCCAGAGTATTCAGAGCCGGTTGTAAGTGTCGCACCGGCAAACATTGAAGCTTCACCGACAACCAAACCAGCACCAGTACCTGGAGTACCTGTGTCTATTTGAGTTGCTGTTCTTATTGGCCCAAAGTAACCAAACGGAAGAACTGCTGGGTTAGCGGTAGCGTTGTCGACTTCATCATTCATTTCCATACGAATGTATTTTGAGACATTGTTGTATGTTCCATACTCTTCGTAGTATTTTTCAGTCGTGTTCCAGCTTAGGTATCTATCGCCAATTCGACGAGCAATATAATCTGGGGATGCTGGATTTAGATTTAGACCTGTGAATGATTCTAAAAGATTTAGGGCGTTATCTGTATCGCTAGCAGCTCGCACGAAAACATCAAAAGTGCCGTAAGGGTCGACAGTTGGGTTAACTGCTGCTTTTACGTTTGCAATTGATATCTTGACGTTTTTATTGTCCCACTCGCCTCGATTATCAGTAGCAGCAAAACGGAAAAGTTTCTGCTGATTTTGTGGCTGATAGGAGCCTGTTTCTTGCGTAAGATCTTGTGAGAACACTAGGCCACTCTTTGCTCCGGCAGACGCATCGACACGGTCTGCTAGGTCTGCTTCCGAACCGGTTAGTGGGGCAACGAAAGCAAAAGCGTTCTTCCCAGTGCCACTAAGCGTAGTTGGCGCACCAGTACCGGGACCGCCGCCACACACAATCTCTTCTAGTGAGCTTTCAAAAGTCTCTCCTAGCCAGTAATTCAATACTGTGCCGGTGTCATAAAGATCTGAATTTGTGTAGTGCGGGTTTGTGTTGAATACCTTACGAATGTACTTTTCTGAGTTTGGATCAAAATTGAACGTGGCAGTAAGGTGGTTGGAACCTTGGTAGTTTTTGACAATTGCCGTAAATGTAAGGTCAAATGCGTTAGAAGATTCATTCTGAACCAATGTACCAGCGGCATCAACCGGAGTGGTTTGGCCGTTCGTGGTGCTTATAAGCTGTACAGATGCAGATGCATCTGTTAAGTAAAATACTGCGCCGAGTGAAGCAGTTGTTTGCTCAAAACCATTAGTTCCAGAGACAACATTAGCAACGAATACGCCTGTAGCTTCGAGCGCTGTCCAGCCAGCGTAACCGGTCGTGGTCGCTTCTGGGTGTTGTTCTCCTGCCAATCGAACAAATGTTATTGGGTTGTTGTTGCGAAGGTAAGCTTCGGCGGCGAATGCTCCGTAAGTCGGGGCGGCAAAGTTTCCTTCACGCCATACATCTCCACCTCTACCTCCAGGCGACGGGGCGCCAAAGATTCTATAAAGGTCATCTGTTGACTCAAGACGAACAGGGGTCATTGCTGGTCCATGCGGGGTACGACCAATTACTGCGGGGCCAACTGGGGGTGCCTCAGCCGGGATTCCTGAACGATCAATTTCTGCTACTTGAACTCCAGGTGAAATAAATCTAAATTTGTCTGCGGGCATTGCTTAAAACTCCTTAGTTGAATTATATAATTATAGTTCAATAATAAATAGTTGAAAAATTCTCAAAAACACCTACAGGGTTAAAATTGTTGTTTCTTTTGGAAATTTGTATTCTACAATGCTTTCCCTGATTATTATTTTTGGTTTTTCTTCGTTGACATATTCGCCAAATAAATAACCAATTAAATTAAAAGTTATTTTTGCTTCCAACTTTCTTTGTTCTTCGCCTAAATTTGCTGAGTTGTCTGAGATATTGTAATTTGAATCCATAAACAACTCATAGCGGTGAAAGTTGTTCTCCACTACCTTATAGTTTATGTTTCCGGTTCGTACCATAAAAGGCTGAATCATTTCATTCATTTGCTGGGTGTATAACGAGGTAAGGGTTACTTCATAAATTGGATTGATGTGCACCACTTGAGGTATACCAATAAAGTCATAAACAACTTTTGTCTTTTTTCTTCTTTGGTTCTGCGTTGACTGTCCGGTTTGTTGTTTTGCAAATGCATTGGAGAAATCTGCTGTTTTACTTTGCATTATTCTTTTTGCAATCTGAATAGAAGCACCATTAGAATCTGGTGGGACGTTCCCTTGGAAGATTCCTTTTTTTGAAGGATCTTTTGATAGGCCGGTTCTCGCAACAGTAATAATCGGAAAGTTTAGAATGTCATTTGTTCTTGGATCTTTCTTTGTATACCAAGCTCGTTCTGATCCTTGCCAAATAACCGGAACTTTCTTGAAGCCTTTGTTTGTTCTTGTGCTAATGTTTAGATCTTCATTGACAAAGTTAAAAACAGCCTCGTCAATGTTTTCCAATGTTGAGGGTTCGAATGGGATGTGTATTAATCTTTCTGATCCGTTATTGTCCATCGAATAAACCTTCTCTTGATCTCAAGCACTTGGCTGAAATCTCAAATCTTCTGTCTGCTTGCCCAAATAAAAGCCTAGGCTCCATAAGGGTTGTTATTTCGTATAAAATCTCGTCATACAACACAAAATCTCCTTCTCTAACATAAAGATCTTGGTCCTCTGTAAGCCTTCTTTTATGGAAGTTTACAGTTATTGAAGCAGTTTTGTCCAGGCCGTAGTTTGATGTTTCTGTTTGAATACCATCAAACTTGACTAATGCGTATACTCTAACTGGAGGAAGGAAAGATTTTTGGATTGCCTCCCCATAAAGTGAATGATAGTTTGTATGTTCTAAGGAAAGTGGGTAATAAGCAACTGTTTGTCCTATTACTCTTTCTATTAGTTCATCATTTACTTGTTTTACCAGATCTCGCTCTTTCTCATTGAAAAAGAGTGGCGGCGGCGGCTGAGCTGGTCTAGACCATTTGTTATCTGCCATTATGCGCTACCTTGTGGGCCAGTATAGATCGGCATTGGAATAGCTTTAAAGGTCTCAACCACTGCCGAGATCTTTGTTTGGTCGTCTTGGGCAAGTTTGGTATAAGTTAACTCGTCCATAATGGTCTTGAGTTCATTTCTAAGGGCTTCCTTTTCTGCCTTGCTCTCATCTTTTAGGGCAGTACCGTTCAGCGTCACAGACTCGCCAGGAATAGGAACTGTGGCAAACTTAGAACGTACCTCTCCTAGTTGTCCTTTTGATACAGCAAGAGCATAGCGCCGAATCCAATGTTTGCCTATTGAGTTAATAGAAGCATACGGCACATTTTCGTATGGAAGGGTGTTTAAGTTGTTTACACCATTGATTTGCTTTTCAACATAACCAATAGACGAAGAAAGTGGTGATTCATCTACTGAATACTCGATCCACATCTTTTTGGGCTGAAAAGTGGTTGGAGAAGGGAAAATACGAAGTTGGTTGTTTCTTAACTGATATGAAAAGCCGCTTGTTCTTGTGTAAATAGCGTCTTCAAAAGCCATTGCCTGGGCTTTATTTTGCCAAGTTGGAATAACTTCAAAAGTTGAATCATCAGCAAACTGACCATAACTAGATAAGTTGCCAACAGCGTTCAAACCGCCATAATAGCCATAAAAGCGCCACACTGCTTGTGGGGTTTTATAAAAAACTTTTCTAATTAAGATTCTACTATCTGTTCCCACTCTTGATGAATGAACTGGATCTGCTCTTAAGATGCTTTCTAAGTCATAGTCTTGCTTATTGACCTCAACATCAATCGAAGCTGAGTAAATGTTGGTCAAGCCACCAACACGAACTTCTGTGCCAACAGCATCACCAACTCTGCGTGAGTATTCAAATGAAAAGCGAGTATACTTTATAGCAGCTGCTGAGCCGGAAGCGTCGCCGGCTATTATTGTGCCGTCCGAGTCAAAAGAACCAGTTGAAGATCCTAGCAGGTCAGAAAGAGAGTTTTTGCTTTGATGTAAATTAACAAGATAAGAGTATTCTATACAAGCATCTTCATAAGCCGCATAAACATTGCCGGCTGTAAGCTCAATGTCCAAAACGTCGCCGCCAAGCATTTTATAAGTATAAGCAACTTGGTCTGAGGCGCCTGTTAGAAAGGAGTCTGATGAAGAATAAATGCCGTATGGTAAAGTTGCGGCCACATCAGTTGCTGTCCCGGTCTGAGGAAGTATTATTGCTGATGTTTGGGAAGTAGGTGTTAGGACAGGCAAAGACATTCGTGTATTCTCCTTATAAGTGCTCTATCTTAAATAGTTCTCGGCAAAAGAAAACCCCCGGTGTTTCCACCGGAGGTCTCTTTTATCCTAGTTCAGACTAGTTCTTAGCCAAGGAAATCCTTGCAGACAACTAGACCGTACATGTCCGGACGAACCATCTTCTTGGCGTAACGGGTCATGACACCCTTACGAGGTACGAAGTCCTCGACACCGAAGATAGTCGGAGTCACCTGGAGAGGAACATACGGAGCGTATACGTAGCCACTCTCAAGGAAGGAAGCGCCCTTGCGACCAACTAGTACGACATTGCGTAGGAAGTAGGGGTCGACATAAACGTCAAACTTCTTGGAAAGTGAACCAACACGAACAGCACCAACGGACCCACGGTCATCATCGTGAGTTACAGCAGCACGGAAGCCGGCGGTGAACTCAAGAATGTTAGCCATTTCAGGGGAGACAACAATATAGTTGGCGCCGCCACGAAGTGTCTTACGGTGGATCTGAGCGGAAACATCATTGATTGTTTCAATGAGAGTTTCGTACCACTCTGAAACATTACCAGTGAAGTCGGCTCCAAGAAGGCTCTCGTTCTGGGTCCCATTGGCGATATCAGCGCCGGTTTCACGGTCGAGGAAACGACCCGGTCGACGTGACCAGTAGAATGTACCAGCAGTTGCGCCCTTAACAAGGTCTTCAAGAATCTCACGATCAATCTCAAGAGCAACCTGCTCTGAAAGGATTGAAGTAAGCTCAACCTCTGCGTCCATGTTGTGGTATGCGTTGAGGTCCTGACCAAGTTCCGGAGTCCACTTCGCCTTAAGCTTCTTGGTGACTGCGGTGACTGATACGGAGTCGACCTTGATGTCAATCTCAGGGATATTAGGGTTGCCCTCAAGTCCCCAAGTTGCATCACCAACAACTGCACCAAGGGCGCCGCCAATGAAGTCGTCGTCAATTGGGAGGGTGCATGCTGTTACGGCATCTAGTGATGAGGAAAGAGTGTTCGATGTCTCTGAGCCTGAAGCCTCAAGAACAACAAGAACCTTTGTTGAGTCTGTTGGGTCAAAGCCAGTAAGTCGTCGAACTTGACGTCCGTCGCTAACGCTGGTAAGGGTTAGGCCAACAAAGTTATCCTCGTTGAACTGGCCACTTGTTAGGGTGGCAAGCGGTATTGTTGCAGCAGCGAAAGCCGAACCTGAAGTTAGGTCAGCGTCGAAGCGAAGAAGTCTCTGGAGATCGTAGCCTGTTGAACTGCCGCCAAATACAAGGGCACCGCCATCTGTAACAGAGCCTGAAGCAACGATTGTTGTTGCAATAGTCACGGAAGCAGTTGGTGATGCAAAGCCGTTGTTAAGTGCGTAAGGGCCGGTCTCAACGTTGGCGCCGGTAAGAATAACACCTCCGGTGATCTGTGAAGCAACTCTTCCTCCACCGTAAACTGAAGTATCGGCAGCATAGCCAAGACGTGGCATTGTCGTACCATCACTTGAGAAAGTAAAGTCTAGGAAGAAGATTAGTCCTGAAGGAAGTGACATCGGCTGAACAGAAACTAGGTCCTGGGCAACAAGTGATGCGAATACACGTCGGACGAGGGGGAATGCAACTGCTGCAAAGCCTTCAACGTCGGCGCCGGCCATTGTGGATGATTCACGAAGAAGCTCCTTGGCCTGGTTTTCAAGTAGTCGAGCCATCTGGTGACGATGGTCTTCTGTGTTTAGACCCTCAAGAAGTCCTGTTCGCTCCCACTTATTAAGTAGTGCACTTGACTCCTTGTGAAGGTCACGGGGCTCAATGCCCTCTGTGAGTGTCTTAAGTACTGACATTTTAAAATTTCTCCTTTTATATTAAAGTATGCCTGCTAGTCTCTTCATACGAAGAACGTCGCTTGACTCGCTTATTGTTTGTTTTTTTGAGGGGCGAGCCACAAGTGTTCTAACTTTTAGCGCTTCAGTCAAGTTTTCTGGGCCAGCATTCTTTGCAGGTTCAGACGAAACCGATTCACATAGAGTTTCAAACACAGCTTTGACCTTATCGGTCGTGTCGGCCCGGTTGATTGTTTCGACAATTTTACTTTTTTGCCGCTCATTCAAGGAGTCATCTAATAGGGCTTTGTTTGTATAAAACAGTTTTGTGTTAACGAGATGAGACTCTGAAAGCTTATTCTGCAAGCTTTCAACCAATACTGCAGTATTCTTTATTACATTGTTTTTTTCTGTTAGTTCTTTTTCTAAACTGTTCTTGCTCTCGGTAAGTTCTCTAACGGCTGCTTTGAATGCAGCGTTATCTTCTTCAAGCTCAGTTGATCTCATGCGGGCTAGCTCAAGCTCTTGTTCAAAGAACACTTGGCTGTCGGGGCGTCCTGCCCAGCCGCTTTTTTGCGCTGAAGTATCAACGGTAAGCTTTTCCATAAGGCCAAGAAGCTCGTCTTCAGAAATGTCGATCTCTTCTGCTATAGCCTCTGGCTCACCGGTAGCGTCTTCTATTTCTACTTCGGAGTCCTCAAGCTTGTCTAGGTCAATAGTGACCATTTCTTCGTCGCCATCTTCTTCGCCCATTTTCGCTACTTTTACGGCGAGTTGATCAAGGACGTTTTGAGCTTGTTCAATTGAGTCAGAAACGTCGTCAATCATTTGCTCGGCTTCTTCTTTTTCATCGGCCGGCTGGGCTTCATAAGACATTGGTAGATCGTCTTCAACCTCGCTTGTCTCTTCGGCAGCATCAAGGTCTAGAACTTCAGCTTCCGCTTCGGCTCCAAGGTCCCCTGCTTCCATTTCTTCGTCGTCCTGCTCTAAAAGGCGGTCGACGGCTTCTTTGATTTGTGATGAATATTTTTCAAGAACCTCGGCTTCGGCGTTTGCTTTTGCAACCTCACGAAGGTCTTTTGCATCTACGATGGCTTGTTCAAGCATTGACATTAACTAACTCCTTAATAAAGTATAATACCACTTATAAATAGTGTGTCTTTTTTAAAAATACTTGTTTTTCCTAAAAATAGCTTATAATAATCTTATCCTACGCCGGCAGAACCTGACCAGTTATTGGCTAGTTCACTTGCGGCGATTGTTGTTAGACCAGCACGAATCTCATAATCCACGGTCACGGCCGTTGGAGCAGTCGCTTGTCTCTGTAAGAACAAAGATGTTACACGCCAGCCGTAAATCTCACTTGTCCCAGCTGAATGCAGAATATAGTTAGTGCCGGCTGGGGCAGATTTTTGGATCCCTAGAGATGAAAACCCTATTCTTAGATCTCCAGAACCGGCTGTTGTAAAAATTTCTATAAAGTTAGTTACATTTGGAAAAACTATTTCAACTATAGTATCATTGGTAATTTGGCTGCCCTTTAACAAGTAGGGTATTGAGCTTACTTGATAAGAAGCAGAGTTTCCTAACCCACTTCTATACTGAAAAACACTCATCTTATCCTACTCCTACCGATCCAGACCAGTTGTTGGTTAGTTCTAGATCCGAAACTGTTGTTAAACCAGCGTGAATTTCTATAGCTCCACTGCCGCCGGATGGTTTTACAAAAACACTTGAAACTCTCCAATAATATATAGCAGATTCACTGTTGGGGCCAACTGTAAAATAATTGTCACCAGAGTCTACACCCAAGTATGAAAAACCTACATTCAAAGTGCTAGTACCGGAGGTATTAACAATTTTTATAAATTTTGTAACTTGCGGAAAGGTAAATTCCTTTGTAGCCCCACCTGGAAAACTGGTAGTCTGTTTTTTAAGAAAAGGTATCGCACTTACTTGGTAAGCAGCAGAGCTACCCAACCCACTCCTATATTGAAATGCGCTCATTGATTATCTCCTAAGATTAAGAATTATCTTTTGCTTCTTCAAGCTGTCTTCTTATTCTTTCTTTTTCTTGCCTTCTCTTTTTTCTTCGCTTTTCTTCGCTGCGAACATCCGAAGGTTTTTTGTAATATTGTCTTTCTCTGTAAGTTTCAAGGATGCGATCTTTCTTCAACATCCTCTCTAGAACTTTGTATGCCTTCATGACATCTCCGTTCCTTACTTCCACTTGGTATGGCTCAATTCCATCTAGGGCATTGATTTTCTTTCCATACTTCTTTCTTTTCTTGTCAAGTTTTCGGTCATATTCTTCAAATTTTCCTCTACTTGACTTGTTGTACTTTCTCATTGGTCTCCTATAGTCCGAAAGCTGATAAATCTACACCGGCGTCGTTAGGATCTGTGTCCCTTAGAGCACCGAATTTTTCTTGTTGCGAGGAAGGTGCGGCTGCTAGCGGCTCCGTTCCTTCAAAAATGTTCACGCCGCCAAAGTTGCCTGCGCCGCCGATTGAGTCCAAGAGACGTTTTCTGGTTTCGTTGAGATCTCTCTTTGGCTTGGCTTTTTGTGCTTTTTTCATAAACTTACGAATAGGCTCTTCATCTCTACTTTCAGTTATAGTTGAGACAGAGACGCCTTGCACTGATTCTTTGATTATGTGAGCAAGAACTCCTGGCTCTTCCATAATAACTTCTTTTACGCACTCTTTGATAAGAGGCTTTAAAATCTTTGTGAGTTCATCTTTATTCATTATAATCCTACTAGGTCATAAATTTTTGAAAGTATTATTTGCTCTTTGGTATTGTCCAAAGCGGTTCTTGTAAGGTCTTCATTCATATAAGAAGATCTTGTGGGGCCAATAAAAGCACCTGGTGTTGATGGTTCCTGAACAATATCAAAGCAAATAAGTTGGAAGTCGTCGTTAACCATTGTTCCTTCACGAGTTTCACGAACTGATCCAAGACCCCTTGAAGAAATACCTATTTTTACGCCGGCATTTACAAGACCTTTTAAGATGTCTCCTGCTGGAGTGGGTAGAACTTCTAACTTACCCATTACTTTATTGCCGTCTAGCCAAATATCTGTAATCAAATGTGAAACATTCTTAAGATTCACAACTGAGTCATCAGGGTGGTCTAATTCACCAACAGAACGACGATCGGCAACTACTTTTTTGTAGTTATCTACTTCTCTGCGAAGTGTTTTTTCCGGATAGACACGACCATTGCCGTTTCGCTCACCATACTTTTGCAAACATCCAGTAAGAATAACAGCGCCTTCTGATACTCTGCGCTTTTCACCTTCTGTTAAAAAGTCTTGACAAACCCCACCGTCACAAAGTTCATAGAACTCTCTCAATAATTGTTTATGCATCTAAATTTCCTTTGGCGGGCGCCACCCGCTCGGTTCAAGACCCCTTGCAGCAGCGTCGAACCGGCTGTAGAGCCCATTTTTGTGTCCAAGGCATAATAATCTCCATTCTTTTATAAATAGTGTTAAGTTTTATAAATTCTAAAATTTATTCCTTCATCTCCAAAGATTTGGCACAAGGCATAAGAAGTGCCTGATGAAAGGCACCCATAAGCAAAGCCGTATGAGAGTTCTGGCGTGTTTAGAATACAGTAAATAAGCAAACCAGCCCAAAAACCAACGCACATAGGGCAGTGGAAAAAGTGGTGCTTTGGCCTGACGCTATTAAAGATTGATCCATAAACCAAAATCTGTGTCAAGCCATAACTAGCCAGAATAAAAAGCGGTAACGGCATTAGAAGTGATAAGTAATGTAATACCTGCGAGCAAAACGAGGGTCGATTGAGCCTTTCTTTTCTGCTTGCGGAACGTCCCCTAGATCTGTGTATACCTCTGGATCTGTAAGCCGCTCTTGCTCGTTGTCTTCAAACTTATCGTTCATTGCAAAGCTTGGTTCTTCCATTTGGAAATAATCATAAAGCCTTGATAAAACAACTTCCACAAAGTCAATTTTAGAACCTTCCGGAGGGCTCATTATAGCAGCCTCCATAGACCCCATCATAATACCACCCTGCATTGAACCGTGTGCGATAACGCCATAATCTGCAAGATAAGAGAAAAGATCATCTTGTGAATGATAAGTGTGCTCCCCCATTTCCGTCTTTGGAAAAGTTACTATTTTAGCATCTTTACGTGAGACGACTATGTGAAGATCCGGATGATCGTTGACCATAATGTCGCCGTTGAGCGCTTTTTTCGCTTTTAGTTTAATGGTGCGATCCGGAGGAGTATCCGGTGTTGAGGAATCGCTTACTTTAATTTGAATCGCCATAGTTGATCTCCTCTACTAGAGATTGAAGCTTAAGGGTATTCAAAAGAAGCTCTTCATTCAACTCTAAGTTTTCAAAGTTATTAAACTTCTTTGTGATGTCTTGTATACCTTCTGAGATAACTGGGTTTTTTGCTTCATAACTTTCTAGGGCATACTTTAGTTCATTGAGTTTTTCTGTGATGAACATTTTGAACTCAACTCCATTATCAGCAAACGAGGTAATGAAATGAGAGATTATTTTCTTTTGACCTTCTGAAAGCATCGTGCCATATTCATCATTGAACTTCTTAACAAACTCACGATAAACTAATGTGTCTATTGGTTTATACTCTTTCTTTTCTTTGAGTGTTTCTTGACCACAAAGCTTCTTGACTAGGTTGCTTTCCATTATGACACGGCTTTTGGTGTTTTCCACGCCCTGTAGTATGTTATGTATAGTACCTAGATTTCTGTAGTTTGGAACAAAGTTGTTGTATACGCTTGTACCTAGTTGCTTGTTTATGGCATCAATAAGCTTTGTTTGTGCGTTGAATGTTTGCTTTCGGTCTGCCATCGCATACGAAAACTTGCTTTCTTGGATTAGACGATCTGCCAAGTGAGGCTCGCCCATGTCTTTTGTTTCTAAAAGTGTTCGGTAAAGGTGAAGCTCTTTATAAAGTAGGGTGCCTTTCTTGAAGTGCTCCTTTACAATCTTAGTTACCTTGGCTGCTCTTTCTTTATCATCTACAAGAGCCGCTTTTGTAAGCTCTCTAACTAATGCTTCATAAAGAAAAGCGGTGTTTCTTTTCTTATTGTACTTGGTTATCATCTTTCCTCTCCAGTGATTCTAAAAGATTGTCGATTTCTTTGGAATGCTCCTCAAAATCGCCCTCTACTGTATAACTAGTTTCTTTTTTCTCAACCATCCCTCCCAAGGTTGGTTCTACGTTCTCAAAAAAGATTTCAGAAGGCTTTGGAAGGCCTATCTTTGACCTTGTTGTGTTGCCTGTTGCGAACTCTGGAATGGCCATTGACTTCATTGCCATTCGGTTTTTCTTGATTCTTCCATCTTTCTTTGGCCGATACATTTTGCCTTTTGAAGCAGGGGTTGTTGTTAGGATGTTTCCAGAATCGTCCCTCTTACCAGGAGCGACTTTTAGAATGTCCTCTTCTGGCTCAGCAGCTTCAGTATCCGGTGTTTCCTCTGCGCCTAGATCCGGTGTTTCAGAGTCCGCTCCAAAAGCTCCTATGTCACCTCCACCAAGTGGGGCTTCCTGCTCGTCGGAGGCTGCAGCAGCATCAAGAGCAGAAGAGAACTTACGGTCAAAATACATTTCACGCTGGTTGCGAAGGAACTCTTCTTGTGAGATGTTGAAAATATGCTCGGCAATGTATCTCTTGGAGAAAAAGCCTTCAGTTGCGGATGAGGCAACCTCAAACTGTGTTTTCATTGTCTCTAGATCCTGAAGTTCGGCAATCCTAGACGGGTTATTAAGCTTGAGGTTGAAGCCTGTAAGATCAGACTTTCTAAAGCCTAAAGTATAAAGGTGAACCATTCCAATCTTTGTAAGTTCGGAAATCAAAGCTTTTTGAAGGCGCTGGATGGTTCTGGCGAAGCGAATGTCTTTTTGTGAGAGAGATGTTCGGTCTTCTGCATTCTCACCAGCAACTAGGTAAGCTTGTGGGATCTTGATAGCGGAAAACAGTTTTACACGAAGATATTTTACGTCTTCGATCTGTGAAGTAAACTGGCCCCCTGCTAATGTCTCAATCTTTGTTCCTTGTTGGCTTCCACGAACTGGAATGTAGTAATCTTCTTCTACAGACATTGGGTTATAGCGAAGATCTGCTCTTCCGCTGTCTGCATCAATGATCTGATTTCGTTTGAGGGTGGTCATAACCTCTTGCATGTATGTGCTTACGTCCTGCGGGGCTACGGCGCCAACATCAACATAAAACACTCGGCGTTCGGGCGCTCTTACGATGCGATAAGACATCATTGCGTCCTCTACAAGTGTTAGTTGCCTCCAAATACGGCGAGAGCCCTCAAGAACAGAGGTACCATAAGGGTTATACTTATTGTTTCCTAAAATACGAAAATGAGCTATTTGCCAGTCCTCGAAAGTCAAGCCACCTGAGTTCCACTGAAACTGTAAGTAGTTTGGATTGTTTTCATCTTGCCCTTCCAGTCTTTCTATTTCGCTGAGGGGCATAGCAACAACATTTTGGATGCCTAGTTTTTCATCAACGTCTAGATAAAGGAAAAAGTCTCCATACTTACAAAGAGTTCTTGCCCATCCGTAAAGATTGAGATCAACATTAAGAACATCATAAAACAAAATCTGCAATGCTGTCTTGATTTCTTGGTTCGAACAGTTAATCGTAAGCATTTTACGAATGTCCGTTGAGGTAGTCATCTCATCAGCATAAATATCAAGCGCAGAGTTTAGTTCTGGCATGTACTCCATCTGATCGAAGTCAATATATCGATCATTCCGGTTTTGATTGAGCATAAAATCGCCGTAAAACGAGTAGTTTTTCTCGTAATCGGCTTTTTTGAACTCTTTTCCTGATGCAGAAGTCCAGTTAAACTTATCAAGTTCCTTTCGGCGGTATTTTCTTGCCTGTTCGTGTCGATAATTGACGATTGGACCTGAAAAGAGCCGGGTAAGTGCTTTGTAAAGTGGGTTGTCCGGGTTTCTTGTGTTTTCTGAACTTCTTTTAGGTATGATTGTTTTTTTATATGCCATTTTTTAGCCCTTGTACAGCCAAGAATATTGTTGCTGTTGTTTTTTTGCTTCGCTGGCCTGTTTTGATTTTATAACTGGTAAGTGGCCAATCATTCCAGGGATAGTTGTATTTAGTTCTCTCTTGTCTGTAAAGAATGCGTTCATCATTTTCTCTGATTTTTCTCGGTCATAAGCGCTTTCTTCATATACGGCGTCTCTAATCCAACAAGCAATTGCAAAAGACATTACCAAGTCATCGTGCTTTGATCTCATTGCTTGAGGTCTGCCATTTTTCCAGACGAAAGTTTTAAATTCTCCAAATAATCTCTTAGATCTCACTATAACTAGTTGGTTGCGGATCATTTCTTCCATTTTAGCGATGATTAATGGCCTTGTCTTAGAAGAAGTAGCAAAGCCGGGTGTTGCGCCGGCAGTGTTTTCTGCTATTAAAGGATCAATAAATCCATCTCCCTTAGAATAATATAAGTTATTATATCTTAGATCTTTCAACTTGTCAATAAGCATAAAACCAATATTATTACTTTCTACAACAACCAAACACGTGCCATATCTTGTTGCGGCTTGATGCACCATATTGGCATACATATCTATGGCGACTTTTCCTTGGTATTCTGCAACTATTTCATTTGTGGTAATGTTCCAAACGTGAAAAGCAGAATAATCTTCGCCGTCACCTCTAGCAACGTCAACAGCCATAAAATATTTTGATGCTGGATCGTATTCTTGCCAAATCCAAAGGTTTCTATCAAAGCCGTCTCTGTATAGGGGCTCTTGGACTTGCGCAAATACCCATTCTAAATATTCAGCATCAATAACAGTCTCACCTGAAGATAAGAAGGAGCATTCTAACTCCTGTGCTATCTCCTTTTTGGTCATGTTTCTTGTTTCTTTTTTATACCATTCTTCATCACGCTCAGGGTGAACGTCCCAAGGTAAACTGGTTGGGTGGAAGTCGTTTAGGCCAGCGTCGGCGTCGGAATACATACGATAAAACCAATTGCCAATCCCGTTTGGTGTTGATAAGGCAATACAACGACCTCCGGTTGATAGTGTTGGATACAAGCCTTTCCAAAGCTCGTCCAAGCCATCAACGTGAGCAGCCTCATCCACTACTAGAAGTGATAGTGCTTCTGAACGGCCGGCATCTCCTGATGTTGAAGAAGCCTTTATTTGTGAGCCGTTCGTTAACTCAAATGAGTTTCTGTTGTCTATTGCTATATCAGCTATCTGCAACCAAGGTGGTAAGTTCTTTATCATGAACTTAACTTTTTTAACCAGGTTGCCGGCTGTTGAGAGTTTGGTCGCAACAACAAGAATGTTCTTTTCTCTATGGAAAAGAATAAGCCACGCAGAATATGCTGCGGTTATTGTTGAGATACCAAGCTGACGTCCTTTTAAGATTATGTTGAAGCGGTAAGCGTTATAATCTTGAAGAAGGTCTTTCTGGAAGGGATAAGTCCTAAATGGTATAGGACCTTTTTCGGGATGAGAGATGCGAACATAGTTCTCAATAAAATAGTTGGGATCTTTGCCGCACCTAACAATCTCTTTTATTACTTGTTCTTTACTAAGCACACTAGTTATAGGCTCCTAGCGCTCTTAGCAAAGCGGCGGTAAGTCTCCATCAACTTATCTTGTGCTGGAATAGGAGGGTTCTCATCTATTCCCTTCATTCCGTTAATCCTGTACTTCTTGATCGCAATTGCAAAAACTCGCACATTTGATGTTGACTGAACAAGTACGTCAACTTCACCGTCTGCGCCAAGACTAACACGCTTTCCAAGTATCTGACTTGCTCGGTTGGTTAGGTATTTGGCGATATCAGCCATAACTCTTTCCATTTCTTCTTCAAAACCACCGCCATAAACTTCTTTAAGCTTGATGTCTGTTTGATAAGTAATTGTAAGAATGTCGCCAGCAGTACGAACAGTGAACCCGTCCATGTGACGGCTATCTTTAATGAAATCGCCCTCTTCACGGCGAAGGCCAATCTTAAGTGGGTCACCGTTGGCGTCGGTACCGCCATCGTAAGCTAGTGCGGCTGCTTGTGCTAGTGCTTGGACTGGTGTCATTTGTTATTCTCCCTGGGGTTCCTGAGACGACTGAGGGTGTTTGTATTGGGCAATCTTTTTTGCTAGCTGCTCAATGAAATCTTCGTCACCAAGAAGAGGCTCTTGGATCTTGGCTATCATACCACTGTCCATTGTCTCTATTGCATCAAGCACTGCTCGTGCAATGTCTTTTTCTGTTGCTATGCCCTGATCATTTGCCCAGCCCATAACACGCTCAAAGTCTTTTTGTGAAGTTTCGGCATCCATCTTGGCAGCGTCTGCAGAAGCATCTGCAATTGCAGCGCTGTATGCCTTCATCTGTCCTCTGTTAAGCCCAGCAGTGGAATCACCGGCTTCGATCTCGGTAGCACGAACATCTAGATCGTCCGCTCCGCTCGGACCTCTTCGTGGTCTTTGGAGTGGGGTTTTCTTGCCACGGCCAAAAAGACCTCCAAAGGTTGCCTCGTCTAGACCGGCTATTTCTTCTTTGATGGCCTCAACTAATCTTGCTTTTGTAATTTTCATCTGGTCTCCATCCTTCTTTCCACCTTTCTTCTCTTCCTTCGATCCACTGAACATAACACTTGAAACAAGAATCCCATTTGGTTTTACAAGTTTCGTCTTTTAAGGTCTTGATCTGTGAAGAACAAATAGGGCATTTAGATTTGCTTTCTTTACTAAGTAGTCTCTTTGTAATAAAAAATCCTTTTTGCTCTTCTAAAGTCTCGGCGTCATTAGATTGGATTTTTTGAGCCAACTCTTTTCGTTGTTCTTTATAGTCTTTTTCTTTGGTCTCGTCCCATCCACTTTGAGGTGTTTTGATTGCTTCTTCACCCCATCGTTCTTTTATTGCTTTTTCGAGTTTTGCTATTTCGTTTAGTTTTTTATCATCAAGTGGGAGCATTGTATACCTTTTGTTTAGCGATAAATACGATTTCTTTCAAGCCTGGCACTGTATCCATACTATCTAGATCTTTTATAGAACACCATTTATAATCTGAGTGTTCTTTTCCATCTAAATAAACATCACCAGTATACTTTGTTGTTGTAAAGAAATAAATTCTTTTTTTCTTTATTACACCAGTATCAATAAGATCTTCTGGTTTTACTGTTAAGCCACATTCTTCTTTTACTTCTCGGCAAGTTCCGTCTTTGATTTCTTCATCAACGTGAACGTGCCCGCCAACTGAACACCAGCGGTTAGGCATCCAAGGATCTGTTGGTCCTCTTTTTAGCGAAAGAAAGTGGTCTTTATCTTTGAAAATAATAACGTGTCCTGAGATTTCAGAGTCTTTTTTCATTTTATTTATTTTTATTTTAATCATTGTGGTAGAGACATCATTAGGTCATGGGAGTCAGATCTATACTGAGCCAATTGATCAATGTATCCTTGTTTGCGAAGAATCTTAAAAGCAATATTTTCTGGTGAATAAGTGCCCTCTCTTTGAAGGCCTGCTTTTCTCATTCTTTTAAGTTTTGCGAAAATGCGGACGGCTTGTCGTTTTGCCTCAACAAACTTCTCTTGGTTCATCAACTCTCGCACCAAGCCTATTTGATGCATAATCAGGTGCGCTTTCTTCATCGCAGAATCATAATCAAAGTCTCGGTCTTCTCTTCTTGGCTTTTTGATCCATTGATCTTTGGTTATTGAGTACACAGGACGGTCTTCATCATCGTATACTTCATCAACGTCCTCAATGTAAATCTCAACTTCGTGGCCAAAGATGGTTATGTTATGTTGCTCATTCCACACCAATCTACGAGAATTAAAAAGATCACGAACCAAGTCAATATCTTGATTAACTTTGGAAAAATCGACCACAATGTGTAGGTCAATATCAGAATCAGGATGATAGTTATACCCGGCGAGTGAGCCAGTGAAGTAAATGTCTTCCACAGCGTCTGGGTCAACGTTGTGATCTCGGAGAAATGCATTTGCTATTCTTTTTAGTTTAAGTTTGACTTCTAATTTTAAGTGGCCGTCTTCATTCCAAACTTTGGATGATAAATCGTCGTGTTGTTTGAAGACCTCTTTGGACAAGACTGTTTTTCTTATTTCTTCTTTTTTTAAAGAGCGTTTATTTTTCTGTTCTTGAAGCAAAAAGCCTCTTTCTTTTTCTGCGGACTCAAATATTTTCCAAAACTGCTGGAACATTTATTTATCCTCTCTTTGCTTTGCTTATTTCTATTGCGGCAAGTTGTTTTTTGGCTGCTTCTTTAGTTTTGTGTGTTCCAAGTCGTTTACCTCCTTTTTTTGGGTAAACAACATACTTGTCGGCAATCTTCTTTATTGTTTCTTCTAGATCTTGCTCTAGCTCTTCGTTAGTTTTCTCGCCTGGCTTTGAGCGTGTTTTTTGGTTCTTGCAAAACTGCTTCATTGTAAAGCCTTTTGGGTTGTCGCAGTTTTTCTTTCTTTTTTTTCTTTTGCTCTTAGACCATTCTTCATCAAGAAGTTCCAAAGTTATTTGCTCAATAAGGTTTTTTAGGCTCACTTACCTTCTCCTAAAAGGCCGATACGTAATAGTTAGACCGCTAATAATAGATTGGCTTACTGTATCATAAGTAGTATTCACATTATAATCAAGCGTTCTTGTCTCTAAGTGAAAGGCCGGACCAGCTGCAAGAGTGCCTAAACCGGCATTTACAGCAATACCTACTCCAAATCTTTCATACCAGCGCTCTCTTAGGCGTCTGCTGTTCATGACAAGTTCGCCTATCTCTATTTCCAGCCGGTTTGTTTGTTCGGCTGCTATAGCGCTCCATTCTCCATCTGGTCCTTGGTTTAGCGCTAAGTCTAACACAAAAGGACTAAGTTGGGATAAAGATAGTTCTGCGTGCGGAGGGTTGCTTTCTGTAAAGCCCAAAACCCTATAACCTGAGTTTTCTAAGTCAAAGTCAACTCTTAGGTTTGGTATACCTTCGGTTTCTTCTGTTATTGTTGTGTTTGTTATTTCTTCATCACAACGATACTCTATAACAGTTGTAACCGCATTAGAGTTCTCATTATCGCTGGTAAACTCAATTTTTTCTCTTAGTGTAGCATTTACCTGAGCTAGAAAAACTAACTTTCCTTCTAACTCCTTGGCTGCGTCGTCAAGTCTAGTGTTTTCTCCTAGAAGGTTGGCTATTTGTCTTTCTTTGAAGGATAAATCTTGTGCTAATCTAAATTCTACACCTTCTAAGATCTCAATCGATCCCTGGGCGGCTGCAAGATTATTTTGTAGTTCGTTTATAAGGCGCTGGTTTTGCTTTTTATTGTAAATTGAGCCAGCAGCCACCCCAAAGATAATTAAAAGAAGGGCAACTAAAAATATATCCTTGATGCCGAAGTCCATTTACTTCGATCGAAGTCTTGCTACAGCATCAACAGCAGCTTGCGAGCCGATAAAGATGGTAGTGATCGTTACCCAATCAGACGATGTTAGGTCCGCAAAGGCTAAAAGCCCAGTTGCTGTAAGCCAAGCAAGAAACTTTCTGCTTATTGCCTTCTCTACTATGTTGTCTAAGAAACCTTTTTCAATATCTGTTGATTTACAACTATTACAAGTCATCATAATGTCTCCTTTGTTATTATAAATAGTTAGACATTTACAAAAGCATATCCATCTTTCTTTTGGATTAGCACCTCATCATCAACAATGTCTTTAAGAGAATCTAAGTGAGAAATAAGGAATACTGTTTCAAAATTTTCACGATACATCTGAAGAATCTTAATAAAGCCATCCATGTTCTCGGCGTCAAGTGCAGTTGCCGGTTCATCCAACACAGCAAAGTTTGGAATGGGCAAAGAAGAGACGTTTAGAAGCCCTAAACGAATAGCAGTTGCGGCAAGAGTCTTTTCTGCTCCTGATCCTAGCTCAATTGGTCTTGCGTCAAACTTTGAGTGCTTGATAAAAATGTTTAGTTTGTTTCCGTCTTCTTCAAAGAACACTTGGAAGTCAACAATACCAGAAAGCACTTTCTCGATCTCTTCATTGATAACTGGAAGCATCTTCTTTGTTACATCATAAGGGATCCCGTTTGGATGGACGCAGCGCATAAAATAAACAAATGTAGAATAATCTTCTCTTGCTTTTTTGAGTTTTGCTTTTGTTTGGTTCGCTAAATCAATCCTTGCTTTTGCACCTGCTTCATCCCCAAGAAGTACCAAAAGGTCTTCGTTGCAGTCATCACAGTCTCTTTGAGTGTTTTTAATTGTTCTAGATGCAATAACTAACTGTTCTTTGAGTTCGGAGATTTTTTTGATTTCTTCTTCGTTCTTCTCGTATGTTTCTTTCTTGGTCAAAAGGCCAGCCAAGGACATTTGAGCCATTTTTAGCTCCATTTCCTTGTTTTTCAGGAGATTTTCGGTGTCTTCTTTGGCTGCTACAATGTTTTCGTACTTTTCTAGAAGATCATTGACCTCATCAATGTTGAGTTTCTTGATTTTATCTTCATGCACCTTTACATTTTCTTCCAACCCTTTGATTGCCTGCTGAACAATATCAAAAGAACTAACTGCTTCGTGGGCATCTTTGATAAAACGACAAGTGGGGAACTGTTTACCACAAGGAACAGAAGAAAGTAGCCTTTGTTTGTCTTTTATGTCGTCCTTCTCCCGCTTTCTTTCTTTTAGCAATACCGTGACGCCTGTAAGGTATTTGAGTGTCTCAGAATGCACCTCCTTGCGTGTCAAGACCCTTTCTAAATCAAAGCCCTGAATAAAATCCTTACAACTCTCAATACGAACTGAGATTTCTTTTATTTCGTTTTCTAAGATTGTTTCTTTGGATTGTAAGTTTTTGATCTCGCTTAAAACACTTTCAATGTCAATGTCGATCTCTTTTTGTGAATCTATTTGATGTTGAATCTTGCTTTTTTCTTGTTTGAGACCATCTAAAGCAATGTTTAGTTCATTACAACGAAGTTTTACATTCAAGATCTTGTCTTTTAGTTCTACAAGAGTTGCTTCTTCGGCTTCAATCTGAGCGTCGTGATCAACACCCTCCAATCCTTTCACCAAGGCACGCTTGTCTTGTGAGATTTCTTTTGCTTTCTTGAATTTTTTGTCCAAGATCTCAAGATCAAGAAACTTAGCCAAGATTTCCTTTCGCTTTGTTGTGCCTTCATTGATAAAATTAAGTGAGTTCATTTGAGACATCATTGAAGTTAAAAGAAAATCATCAAGCGTTCCCAAATACCGGCGAATGTTTGCGTCAGTTTCATTTCTTGTTTGACCATTGAGGCATTCAGTTTCGCCGGTTGCTGGATCGTATACTGAGAAATCAAGATCTGTTTTTGCTTCGGTGCTTTCTTTACCGTGAAGTCGTTTGATGTACTTCTTGCTTTGTCGTTTAATTGTAAACTCTTTGGTACCAATAGAGAATTTTACTTCGCCTTCGGCATTTTCTTTATTTTGGTTGACAAGATCCACATTCTTACGAACAGATTTAGAACTAGAGTTAAAAATAGTATAAAGAATACTATCAATAATCGAGGACTTGCCTGAATAGTTTTTTCCAAAGATACCAACAATGCCGTTTAACTTTGCAAAGTCCAGAGAGTTGTTTTCTCCATAGTTAAAAAGATTATCAAACTTAAAGTTTTCTAAACTCCAATGAATGTTTCTTTTTGTTTCTTCATCTTCGTTGATAAGTGCTGAGATTTGCTTGTTAAGAGCGAATACCTGCGAAAGTTGTTCGTTGGTTAGTTCATAATCAGCAAGATATTCTTTCATAAGCTTTTCTTGGACGCTAACATCACGCATGTTCATTCTTTCTGCGTGCGCTGAGGTTGAAGCGCCACGAGCACCTGAGAACTTGTTGAGAAAAGCAACTGATTCTGGCTTAAACTTAGTTTTTACTACGTCAGCAGCCTTTTTAAGCGCTGAAATAGGGTGATTATGCTCTGAAATAAGACGAACTCGGGCGCCTGATGGAATACTGGTGTTTCTTGGTAGCCTTCCAGCCTTTGTTAGGTTGATTGTGATAAAAGGCTTGGGGTTTTCCAGCTGAACATGCTTGCAAGTAAACTTTTCTTTGTCTTTAATGTCCCAAATAAGGATTCCTTTATCGTTTGACTCGCCAAAGTTCTGCTGAATGGTTGATCCTGGATAACGGAAACGTCCGTGGTCGTCCAACATTTGATTTGTCTTGTGAATGTCTCCAAAAAAGCCATAATCAAAGTTCTGGAAGGTTTCTAAGTTAACTTCACCTTCTAAAACCCACCCAATGTCGGTTTCTGAACCACGAACGCAGCCATGGTAGAGGGCAATGTTGATAAAATCCTGATCGGGCTCAAGATTCCAGTTGGTTTGGTCATCAAAAACACACATAGCGTGTAAAGCAAACTTTTCTGGAAGATTTATTTGCTCATAACCCTTGAAAAGGTGCAGATTTGGGTGCTTTAGGTTCTGCACGATGGGGGTTAGGGCATCTTGGCGTGCTGAGTTCTTAAGATTTCCGTCGTGATTGCCCAAAAGAACATAAGTTGGCGCAATGTCAGCCAAGCCTGATAAAAATTCTGATGCTAGCTCCACAAATTCGGGTGAAATCTGGGTCTTTGTGTGTGCAATGTCCCCTGTATGAACAATAAAGTCGACATTTTCTTCTTTTAAAGTCTTATAAAGATGTGAAAATACTTGTCGATACTCTTTTTGGTATTTGTAGTTTCTGATGTGGGTATCAGAAATGTGTGCTAGTCGCATTAGATAGCCTCCAGTAAGTTTCTAGCAGTTAGTTCAAATAAATCTTCTTGTAAGATTCTTTTTGCTTTCTTTTTTCTTAGAGAAAACTCATTTTTAGGCATTTCTCCAAGATCATCAAAGCCGTGAATGTTGATTTTATATACTTCTAAGTCAAAATCTAACAATAATTTCATAATTTTTAGTTCTTTTTCATATGCATCTGGATCCAAAGCAAGATAAACAGCA